ACCTCAGGGTATCGCAATGTGTATGCCATCCACTGAGTGATATGTTTGCGATGCTCAGCCCACCCCATCACATCGAAATGATCATGCCACCGGGTGACATCACCGGGGGTGCCTTTGGGTTGTTCTTTATCTGACCACATGTTGCCGTACTTGACCCCACGCTCGGTGAAGATCGACGGCTCCCCTGGAGCGTAGTCCAGCTTGTCAACCTTCGTCACCATCCCATCACGCAGCGCCACGTTGCGGGCGTCGGCGTCCTGATCTGCATAGGCGTTTAGAAAAGCTTCCGGGGTGAAGAAGATACGTGAGTGTGGTTCATAGAACTGATTAAGGTCTTTAACAAATACTGTATTTTGGTAAAAATCTATAGCACTAGTCTTATCTACATACCATTTTTTTCGCAGGTCTTTTAGAATCTCTTTAAAGTCCGACTTCGACCAGCGCATCATGTCGCACAACTCATCGTGCCAATGCTTCTGTTCCATTTTCGGAATGTCGTCAACGTGCTTCAGCGCCACCTCAGCAGCGACGCGAGACTCCGCAGTACCGGGTATCGATCGCCGCACATTATCATAAAGCGTCTGGATAACATCTTCGGTTGTGGGCGGGTCCAGGAAGCTGATCTCGGGTTGGTTTAATGGCGTCGCGTCAAAATCCCGCATCACTTGCCAGTTCTTCAGGGTTGCTGAGAATCCTGGTGATTCGATTTCGATGTATGATAATAAGTCGTTACCGGTACGCCCATCGCAACTGCCATGGTGACACTTAAATCCGATACTGCCGTCACTATTAGTGAACACGGCTGCGCCGCTGTCGTCGTTACCTGTATGGTCGTGGACCCACGGGCAGGTGATATCAAAACGTCCATCAGAACGTACCTCTTTAATGGTGATTGCTGTGGTATTAATCAGTGGGTGATCACTCACCGCTGCGGCACCGTCAACCCGCTGCTCTCGCCGCGGCGCATCAAGATCGACAGCGAACGGCGCCGCGAGTTGTTCCATTGTCACCCTGTTGAACGGCTGCCAGCTCACCATACGACAGTCGAACGGCTGACCATCGACCAGCTTAGATGCCTTGTTGTTGGACCCTTCAGGCAAGCGCACATATCGCGTGACGCCACGCTGACCGGGATCCTTGCCACTGGGTGCCAGGTCGCTGGCGATCAGACCATCGTTCAAGTTGTCCACCCGGGATGGCACGGTGCAAGGCGTGTCGAGAATGTAGCCCCACTGGAATGAGCCGGTGGACGTCTCGAGTATCCATGACGGGTCAGGTAGTCGCCTTGCTACAGTCTCATTTAGCTTTTCGGCCACATCATCGAGCACGATACAATGAGTCTGTCGATAGAGCGCCTTGCGTCGTCGCGCCTGCTGCTGTTCGTCACAATAGAATGTGGAGATGGTGAAGTATTGATTTGTGTTTTGACTAAATCTATACCGGGAAAAGTAGTCACCTTTCCATGCTATCAGGTGTTGATCTTTTGGTATGTTATTGGGGTCGTGTGTGAAATCGGTTACATGGACGAACGGTGTATCTGCACCGAAGATCGCCTGAAGAAACTCCGTGTTTGTTATCATTCTCTACACCGCTTTTATTTGATCCACCGGTCGGAATCTTTCATCCTACTCCGACCACATATTCTTGTCAGCCTGCAGCCTATGCCCCCTGTATAACTTTGTCAAACATTTGTATTGACTTGTATGACATTTAGTGATTATGATGGCTGCGCACTGACAATATTCACAGTGAATTTAAAAGGAGGGGTCAGCCATGCAACTGCGAGATTAAAGCCTCGCCCATTTAGCCGCTTAATTGCGGCTTTCTGGGTGACAAATATCACTAATGAGCATGAAAACATGACTGCCCCAAACGTACAAAGCAACTCAGACAAAACTGATAAATTGATACAGGCTTTGCGAAACACTGAAGACTGGGATTGTCTAGGCGACCGTATTGCCGACGCTTACGATCATGTATTTGGCAAAGGTGAGTGGGACAAACTGTTCGAAAAAGAGGATAAATAATGGCCAATGAATCAACGTCTGACTCGCTCACCGGCTACCTGCAACTGCGGGTTGATGCTGAGGAGTTGGACATATTCCAAAAAGAGTCACTCAGGGTTTCTGGTAAACCATACCAGATGCTCCTGCGTGAAATCATCACTGCCTTTAACGGCGGCAACCTACGAATCATCACAACCACCAAATCTGGAGAACTTTATGTCACTGGAAACTGAACTGAAAAAACTCGCCGCTGCAATGGAAACATTAGCTGCTGCGCTGCTTAAAGGCGGGCAACCGATGCGTGAATTATCGCCGCCCGTAAAAGAGCCTGTCGCACCTGTTGCTGACGTCTCACCCCCTGTCGCAGCACCTGTCGCACCTGTTGCACCTGTCGCACCGGCAGCACCTGTCGCACCCCCTGCTGACGTCTCACCTCCTGTCGCACCCCCTGCTGCGCCCGTCACTTACACCCCCGAAGAAGTAAACGGCATCCTGCTCAAAGAAGCGCAGCGCCTGAAGGGTCCGACACAAATCCACGCTGAAATGAAGCGACTCGGTGTGACAGGTGTCCAGAGCGCCACTGCTGAACAGATCACCGCACTCATCACCGCAGTGCAAGCGATCGAAGCATGAGCACTCACGCACGACTCGGACCCTCTAACGCCAAGTGGCCACACTGCGCCGGGTCGGTTCGAGAGGAGGAGCGTTACCCTGACGTGCCGGGTGAGGCTGCGATCGATGGCACGGGCTCACACCTGCTGTTGGAGATGTGTCTCCAGAACAACGTTCCGGCTGCTCAGTACGACCGTGAGATCATCGGCGCCAACCACGACGACAGTCCGAACGGTTGGTTAGTGGACGCCTCACGCTGCGAGCGGGTGCAGATGTGTCTGGACTACATCACCCGCCGCGTTGCTGAGCTGAAAGAGCAGTACCCTGGCAGCACTGTCACGGTCGAGGCTGAGTCTAAGTCTGATCCAGGCGGTGCGTTCGGTCGTGATGATTGGTGGGGCACGGTGGACGTGACAATAGTCTGTCGCGCATCTCACACTGGTACCGCATTCTTCGTTGAGGTGGTTGATTATAAAGACGGTCGCGGGTACGTCAGCGAGAAAGGCAACACTCAACTGCTGTCCTATCTGTTCGGTAAGCTGCGCAAGTACATCGCCAGCGGGCCACTGCTGGTGCGTCCGTTCAACACCTCCAACGGCCCACAGTGCCGGGTGACTATCGTGCAACCGAAGACCACACCCACCGTGCGCTACGCATGCTCCACGCGGGTCGCTGATGACATGATGGTCGCTGATGTGGTCAGATCTGCTGAGACGCTATCAGTGGCCGCTCACGCAACCGACGACCCCAACGCACCACTGACGGCCGGTAAGCACTGCCAGTGGTGTAAGGCTAACCCCAAGCGCGGCGGCCACTGCACCGCCAACGCTGAGAAAAGTATAGGAGTAGTAATGGATACACAAGTTCCAATACCCGTTGAAGGGTCGCCCTCGCTGTTCGAGATCATCAGTAAGGCACTGGCTGATCCGAAAGCGCTCACCGTTGATCAGCTCGCCGATATGGCCGACGCCGAGGATGGCCTGATGCAAGCGTTCGTCGCCGTCAAAGCTGAGATCAAGGAACGCATTGATCAAGGTGACACTGTGCCAGGGTATGCGATGCAACCTGGCAACAGTCGCAACGTCTGGTCAAGTGACGAAGAGACCATCGTTAAGATGCTGAAAAGCCGGCGCCTGAAAAACGCTGACATCTATCCACCCAAACTGATCAGCCCTGCTCAGGTGATGAAGCTGGTCAGCCTGACAACTGAGCAGCGTGCGAAGATCGAGCGCGACCACATCTCCAACATTGCTGGCAAGCTGACACTGAAGAAGGTGTCTCGGGTCGCTGTTGAACCTACAGCCGAGCTGATGTTCGGTGATGTTCCTGAACTTTCATTTCTCTGAGGAAATTAATCATGGCTCTAATTCATGGCATTTTATCTTTCGTAAACGTTTTCACTGCAAAGGTCCCAAAAGCGGGCGGTGATCCTAAGTTCGGCGCAATGCTTTTGATTCCCCCTACTGATCCGCAGATCCCCGGACTATTGGCAGAAGTCAATGCAGCAAAAGCAAATACATTCCCTTCAGGAATGCCTGCTAATTCAAACCTGTGTTTTGATCTTTATGAAA